CCGACTATCCGTACATATCTGAAGAGCCCGAGTGGCGTGGCGGCCTGGACGAGGACGGCAAGGGCTCCGACCCCTCGCGCGTCGGCGCCCCAATGAATCTCGACCACTTTAGCGCCTCGTGGAATACTGGCACGATTATGACGGTCCGCGCGTCGGCCGCTGGTAGTCTGAAACGCCTGGCCAGAATCAACTTCCATACATCCATGAATCACAAGGATCGAAGCCTTTTTCACTCCTATGCGGACATGGACCGGATCGGCAAGCAGGTGCTTGGTCTGCCTGACAATGTCATGTATTCTGCGAAAATCAAGTACAAGAGTTTCAGCGAGTCGACACTGACACGTGGCGCTGTCCGAGTGGGCGTCAAGGCGAACTGCATCTTCCAGGCGTGCAAAGAGTTTGGGGTGGCCCGCACGACTCAGGAGATTGCAGCCGCGTTCGAGATTCCGGTCCGTGACGTGGCTCGTACGACCGAGATTTTCTTGGATCAGGTGCCGGAGGCGCGCGTCACGGTGACGACGCCCTCGGACTTGATTGCGCGTTTCTGGAACACCGTGACGTGCGTTCCCGAGGCTGATCGCGGAAGGCTGAAGATGCGGATCGTCTCGACGTGTAAAAAGCTCGAGGACTCGGCGGGACTGCAGGGGCGGACGCCCAAGGCGGTGGCCTGTGCGGTGATGTGGGTCTTCTTGAAAGACCGGGGAATTACCAAGGCTGATCTATGCAAGATTTGTGATGTGTCCGTTCCGACTCTGACCAAGCTGGAGGCGATCGTCACTAAGGACTTAAAAGCCTTGACCTAATGAATTGTAATGAGCCAAGTTGTACTCTTTGTCAGCACGCCATGCTATGGCGGCGTTTGTCTCGCTCCGTACGCCGAGTCCATGCTTCGTCTCCAGCGTCTGTGCGCGCAGCGCGGCATCCAGATGATGCTCGACACGACCGAGAACGAGTCCCTTGTCCATCGCGCCCGTAACCTCGCCGTCGCCCGTTTCATGCAGAAAACCAAGGCGACTCATTTCCTTTTCATCGATGCCGACGTTCACTTCGACCCCGAGTCCGTGATGCGTCTGATTGATTCTGGCCACGAGATTGCGGTCGCGTGCTATCCGAAAAAGTGCATCATGTGGGACCAGGTGGACGCCGCCTTCAAGGCGGGCGACGTCCGCGACCCGAATAAGCTCGGCTCGAGTCTCGTGATGAATTTCAAGTACGCGAACACTCCCGTGCTCAACGGATTCACCGAGGTGCTGGATGGGCCGACTGGTTTCATGCTCATCAAGCGCCATGTTTTCGAGCAGATGGAGACGAAGTACCCCGAGCTCATGTGTCAGAATGACCACCAGAATCGCGATCTCGAGAAGTACCACGCATGCTTCGACTGTATGATCGATCCGGTAAGCCGCCGGTACTTGTCGGAAGACTATGCGTTCTGTCGGCGATGGCAGCAGATGGATGGCAAGATTTTCGCCGACGTCACGACGACCCTGGGCCACGTGGGCAACATCCGGTTCTACGGAGTGATGGACGAGCGGCTGAAGTAGTTGCGCGCGTACCAAGCGTTCACACCCGTCGCCTCGCACAGCAGGTGGAACACCGCACCGCTCACGAACACGGCCGGCAACAGCGCCATGTACCGGCTCACTACCATAAATACGAGAACGAGAAGCGCGCCCACAACCAAGGCCTCGATGGCGAGGAGCGCCAAAGACTTCATACTTAAAAGGTTAGAACATTTTATTTGTAATGGCCGTGATTCACATATGCGCCGTCACGCGCAACAAGTCCATTAGCGCGACCACCCTGCACACTATGATGAATATCCACATGGTCTGTATGATGAAGGGAAATCACCTTGACATTTCTTTCGTGAATGATCGCGCGGGCCTGCCTAAGCTGATCAAGGCGGGTGAGCGCATCATCTGGCTCGAGTACGGGACGAACCTAGATGACAAGTCAATCTACAAGGCGCTCGAGCCGTTCGACAAGGGTCTGCAGGTGCTGGTTTTCCCTGCCGTCAAGGAGGGGATTAACTGGGACCGGTTCGCCCGTCGTACGAAGGAGGGGTCGACAGAGGGGGCGGCACAGCGCGGCCTCGAGTTCGATACGGAGGTGGGTAAGAAGCTCGCCGATTCGCTCTACGATGTCAAGAGCACCTCTGCACGTGTGTGGGCTATGGACGCGAAACCCGTCGACAAAAAACTGCGCGGGGACAAAATCCCAGTCAAACTCCCCCTCGATGAAACGATGTTCTGTACACTACAGAACCTCGGAATCAAGATTGGGGCGGTCACATCTGCAACAGTCATCTGCCACTTTGTACACGAGTGCATTGGCAATATCCTCGAGACGGCCGGGGTTGAGCTGCGGCCGTGAGGTTAGAGACTAGGCACCTATACAAAACATGCAACAAGCCGTAAAGGCCTATATACAACAGTCGTGGGAATCGCCAGATGGCGAGCGATTCCCAGGACCGCAGCCCGTCTCTATCGAGCGACGGCATTTTGTGGAATTTAGAAAAAGAAAATATCTCGTTTGCGAAAAGACGGATGGTGTCCGTCACATGCTCGTCAGCTGTGAGCACGAGGGCAAGCGCGTGACGGTCCTCGTGAACCGGGCCTTTGCCATGACGCCCGTCTCGACGATGATTCCGCGCGGGACCATCCTCGACGGCGAGCTCGTGGAGCTCAAGGCGGGCGGGAAACCCGTCTTTTTGATTTACGACGCGGTTGTGGTCAAGGGCACCGACGTGCGCCGCGAGCCGCTCGACCGGAGATTGGACGCGGCGCGTGCGCTTCTCAAGAGCGTCATCCGTTCAACAAAAGATCCGTTTGAAATTCGAGTCAAGACGATGATCCCTCTGTGTGACTTTGCGCAGCTTCCGCCGCTCGACTCGTTCCCGTGGGAGACGGACGGCCTGGTCTTCACGCCCGTGCCTGACCCTATTCGTATGGGAACGCATGAGACGCTCTTCAAATGGAAGCCCCGCGATCGTATAACCATCGACTTTTCAGTTCGGAACGGCCGTGAGCTCTTTGTGCAGGACCGCGGGACGGAGTACAAGGAGGCTGAACTGCACCTGCACAACCGGGTGACGGCTCCGGACGGGTCGATACTCGAGTGCGGCTACGGCGACCAGGGATGGTTTGTGGAGAAGATACGGACCGATAAGACGTATCCAAATAATCGTCGGACTTACTTCCGGACTTTGGTAAACCTACGCGAGAATATTCAGCAGACTGAGTTTGGAGCCTGTACATAGCCATGTAGAAGGGACCCTTGAGCGGCGCCTCTTTTAATTCATTGACCGATTCGTCATCTTTGAGCAGCCACTTTTCCCCGTGTCTCACAGCGACCGCGTAGTGTCCCCCGTGCATCATCCCCGCGTGCAGCACTACCGCGAACAGGCGCCGGCCCTCGAAGATTTCAGGCAGAGTCACAATTGATTTAGGTCCGTACATTCCGAAGGTGAACGTCGCAATCAAGGGCCACTCCGTGATGCGCTGGCACACAGCCGCCACGTTGTGCGTCCGGCCCGTGTCGTCGGTGTAGCCGGGCAGGGCCCCGTGCTTTTCCCGTCGTTTCATGAGTTCCTCAAGCGTCACTTCACCCGAGTCACCAACCATGGGAAAAGTTACCGACACGAAATCGTCGGTCCTGACCGACTTGCCACCGGGGTAGACGGTCTCTTGCTCCTCCCGTCCTGTGAAAATTTTTTTTATAAATTTTTTGTTTAAAGAATTTTCAAAAATATCGATGAGACAGAGGATGACCTCTTGGGCGTCGTGCTGACCTGTACCGGCAAAATGAGGAAATCGTGTTGTGAATGCACGGTGCAGGGCCCGAGGGTCGGGTACTTCACCATCAGACCATATCTGTCCGACCAGCTTGCTAAACTCTCTGGTCATCTCACACGGTCCGTCATAGCCTGACCGCAGCAGGGTGTTGGTCAGGAGCGGCACGTGTGCCAAGCACTGCACGGCGGTGTTGAAATAGCAGGTGTTGCCGAGGTTCGGCAACCCCTTCATCCCGCCTTAAAACAGAACCGCTCTTAAACTTTAACATGGAAACCGCACGCCGTCTCTTTGACACGTGGGAGCCGCTCATTCGCAAGCACGCCTCTTCCGAGCACGTCGAAATTGAAATTCGACTTGGTCGCAAGACGCCCAAGAAGTTCGACACGAACGTCGGCAAGGCGACCTTTTTCAAACTCCTCAAGGCTCTCGACGCCTTCAAGGGCTGGGAGTCCCGGAGCGAGAATACGTACTCGGTCTATTATGGTTCAGGTGGCAAGCGAATCACAGTGGATGAATCCACCGATGAGTCGACTGCAGTGATCAAGACGCGCGTGGCCGTCTCTGATTTCGATCTCGATAATTGCCCGTTCGACGTGCGCCTGGGCATCTCGAAGGAGGTGCCGTACGAGCAGGATGACGAGGAGATGGCGAGCGTCAAGGAAAAGCATCGCTGGTCATTCGTGCGCAAGAATCTGTCGATCGACATGTCTCAAATCAAGGGGGATCCGGAGGATCCCGACTCTGACGAGGACACCACGTGGCATGTGGAGCTCGAGGTCGTCAACCCCAAGTCCATCGGTGACAAGAATTCACTGTTCGCCTTGCTGTACAAAATTTTCAATATTCTCGATTGCGTTTAGCGGGCCTCGCGCGCGGCGGCCCGCCGGTTCTTGTTCTTCTGGTTCAGGGCCTGTCTATGGTTCAGAAGTGTACGATAGTTGTTCTTCTCAAACTGCGCTCTGTGCGCGACCAGCCACTCCTGGCGCGCCTTGGCGGTCTTTAAGCCGGACAGTTGGTTCTTGGCCGAGTTCACATTGAGCGCCTTGACGGGCGAGGCGGCATAGTTCATCCAGTTTTCGTAGAAGCGATTATTCAGGCCCTTGTTCGCGAGGTAAGACCACGAGTAGCGGTTCGTCGGGCCGATGTTCAGACCCAGGTTGGCAATGGCGTTGACGAGGTTCTCGGCGTTTGCATTGCGTGGAACCGTGTAGTTCTTGTTCTCGCGCGGGTCCTTCTTGGCCTTTTTGACGGGGCCGGTCGCGGCGCCGTTCTTGCGGACCTCGGGCTTGGGCTTGGGCACGCGCTTCTTGCGTTCGGGGCCGACGCGCTTGATGCCAATGTTCGGGACGTTGGGGCTGCGCCGCTTGGTCGGGTCCCATGCACGTACACGCGTCACCTTGCCCGTTTCGAGGTTCTCGCGCTCGTACGACGCGCGGCCTGCCACAGGCAACTGGGAGTTCAGCCAGCCCTTCATGCCACGCTTCACAGCCTCGGGTGCGGGCAAAGCGCCCTTGGCGTTGGGCGTCGTGCCTAGACTCAGCATCTGATTCTTGTACGCGTTGCGCAGGTTGGACGGGAGCCAATTCGGCACCTTGATGGCCGCGGCATAATTACGCTTGATATTTGCAAGCTGAGAATTCACCAAGGAGGCGCGCTTGAAGTTGCGAGCCGCCTTTTCGATCGTCGCCTTGAGGGGCATGCCGCGCGCCCCGGACGGCAGACCCTTGAGAATATTCACAAACTTGTTCACAGTGGCGGCATTGGCATTGCCGAGCGCCTCCTGTGCCACCAGCGTCATCTCGAGATTCCGTGCGAAATTGGCATTGTTGGAACCGGCCGACGAAACGGACCGGGCCGACTCGGCCGTCTCGTTCGCCAGACCCGCCACGGCCTCGTTGCGCGCTTCCTCTGCCAGTTGAGTCTTGACCCCAAGAAGATAATTAAATTTAAAATTCTTTTTGACTTTTTCATACTCGGCCAGCTTGAACGAGTTGAGCATGGCCCGGGCGATGGCCGACTGCTCGTTCGCCTTGAGGGTCGCCCACTGGCGGGCACGCGAGCCACGCTTCACGCGGCCATTAGGCATGAGAACCACCGGCACTCCATTGACGATGGCGTTTGGTGCGTTGGTATACGGCGCGAGTCTTTTGGAGATCAATTCCGAAATTTTCTTAAGGGTCTGGCCCTCGCTCACCTCGGGGATTCCGATATTTCTAGCAATCTGCACGAGTTCAGCGCGCGTGTAACGATCGTACTGGCGGCCATTGATGCGCAGCGTTCCCTTGGCGTTGTAGTTCAGCCAGTGCGTGGGCTTTTTCCAGTTGCCAGTGGGTTCGTTGGCGGTCTTGGCGGGCGCATTGCCAATCTTGAACTGAGTGCGGACCGTGTTGGGGATGTTCACGCCCGCCTTTTCATATGCCGCCACGACCGTCTTGCGAGCGGCCGCGAGGCCCTTAGGCATTAGGTAAAAGTACGGCTGCCCACCTGGTCCCGGTTTGACGTAGTATCCGTTCTTCGTCGCGGACCAGTTGGGGGCGCGTCGGGCCTCCACCTTGGGTGCAGGCGCGGGCGCCTCATTACCGGTGATGCCGAAAAGGTTGCGGACGGCCAGTGGGATGGGCACGCCGGCGTTGGCGTATGCACGGACCATCTTGGGCTTGACGAGCCTGAGGTTCGCCACCACTGGGTAGAAACGCGGTTTGGCATTGGGGCCTGGTCGTACATAAAAGCCCTCGCGTGTGTTGGTCCAGTCGGACGCAAGCGAGTAGCGATTGGCGCCCGCCGCGCGCTTCTTGGCGAGGTTCTTGCGGGCCGGCACCGGTGGCGCACGAAAGCCCGTGTAGTTATACCCCCACGTCCCCCGTGCGTACTTGAAAACCTTGAACCGATCAACCAAATATTTTGTAAAAATTTGTTTCAAAATTTCAGAAGTGGCTCCAATGTCCTCGAGGCTCTTGAGTCCCTGAGTCAATATGGCACCGTTGGTATAGATGATGAGACTGGCGCGTGGGTCGGACCACTTGAGATAGGCGCCGGGCATGAGCTCGGGCTCGTAACTCCACCGTGTCAGCTTTGACTTGGGCACGCGTCGTACCAGCTCCGAGCCGAGCTGGTCCAGGTTGATGGCGCGGTTGACGTACATGCGCGTGTCAACCTTCACAATCTTTATCGGGGCCTTGATGATGCCCGGGTAGTACGTCTTTTCAAGCAGGCGGAGCACGCGCTCGTACGGGCCCGTCGTGCTGATCTGCATCTTGCCACTGTCCATGTGGCTCACATAAGCCTTGTATTCCGGCCCTGTGAAATCGACGGTGAACGCCCAACGCTTCACCTTTTCGATATTAGCGGCGCCGAGGGGCTCGGCGCGGTTCTGGAGCTTGCGGACGACGGGGAGCTGGCCTGTCGCCGTGTATCCGAGGAGCTCCTTGACCCCCTTGGGCAGAGGCTCGGTGGACAAGTCATGAAAAAGGACGTCGAGTGAAATAATGGTCGACGTGACGACTGGTTTCGTAAGTGCGTAATCAAAGTTGGAAAATTTGTTTACGAACTCGCTTGGTTTTGGGGCGCGCTTGCGAGCCCAGGCCGCCTGAATCTTCCGGGCAGCCGCCTCCCTGTTCATTATTAGATTACGGTATTTAAATCCTGAGCCAGATCCAGCCCGTACACGAATGGCTGGGTCGCCAGTGTCGTTTCGCGCCACACGGTGCCTGGCCGCACCTCCACCTGCCGGGAGCTGAACGGGCCCGCGTAAAAGTCGGGGTTGAAGCGTGGCCGGCCCAGGTTGTTCGCCTGGCAGTGCTGGTTGAACGCCGTGACGAACATCTTCTGCGGGCAGCACCGGTCCGGACCGTACACGACATTCTCCGAGGCCAGAAAGTGCTGAAGAGTATTCGTGACCATCGCCACCTGGTTCTGAATCTCGACGAAATACTTGGGCAGGACGTTCCAGATGTCTTGCTCCGAGTAGCGCTGGGCGTAGTCGAGGTAGGCCCGCACACACTTGCACAGGATCGCGGCCATCTCCAGGTCGAGCTTGTCATCGAGGTGTGGGTCCGCCTCGGCCACCTGCCGACCGAAATTCCACGTCACGAGGCGGCGCAGGACCGACCCGGAGTTGTCGCGCCAGTTCGGCACCTCATTACCGGCTAGGATTCCCGGCACCTTCCACGTCAGACTCTGGGCCGTCTTGTTCTTGCGGGCGATGCTCATGTCCTCACCACTGACGAGTGACTGGAACTCGGCCTGCTCGAGTGCCATGTCGCCCTTGATCTCGGGCGCGATGAACATGAAGCCGTCGTAGATGGACTCCAGGCCAAACTTCTTCTCAATATTGTTGCTAAGCGTCCGGACATCCTGGCCCTCGTAAAACTTTTTACAAACTTTTGTAATGATTGTTGACTTGCCCGACCGAGCAATACCCTTGAGGAAGGGGATCACCTGCCACGAGTCGAGGTCGTTGAGGTCGAAGCACAGACGGCCGCAAAAGACGTAGAGCCACTTGCACACATCCTTGCTGAATCCCTGGTAATTCATGACCGACTGCATGTGAGGCGTCGGGATGTCGTACCAGTCGCCCACGTTAATCACAGACGGGTCGAAATCCTGCTCGAAATACTTGGAGCTGACGATGGTCGGGTCGAGGTGCTTGAAATCCTCGCTCGTGTACTCGTAGAATCGCGTGCCGTACTTGCCCTCCTTCTCGTCCAAAAACTTGCCGACGAAGATGCCGTTGCGGAATGACCACACGGCGCGGTTCTTCTTGATCTGAGGAAACTGCAGGTCACGGCAGTTGGTCAGATGGCGGATCGTGTCGGTGACGATCGAGCCCTTGCTGGTCATGTGCTTCCACATGTCGTACTTCTCCTCCTTTTGCGAATAATAATACACAAAATCCTTGATCTCCATGACCGGCTTCCACGCCTTGGTCAGGTGGCCCTCATCCGTAGCGATCTGTTTGCAGCAGTAGTCGCCGTAGCGGCGCATCTTGAGCTTGTAGGCTTGGTCGAGCAGATACAGCAGGAATTTCTGAAAAGAACTCGTATCCTCCTTCTCGGTGGCAGGGTCGTTCAGGCCCATGGTCTGGCAGCGAAAAATCTGGGACTCCATGTCACCCTTGATCGGCACGTACGTGGGGTGGTTGATGCGCTCGTAGGTGCGAACCCAGCGAAAAATCATCTCGTACGTGTCGTCCACGGTCTCGATGAGGCGCGTCACGCGCTGGCCGAGCCGAAACTCCAGACCAGTCACGTCAGTGCTTGCCTCCTCGCGGATGCCGAGCTCCCCGGCACGATGGTAAACGTCGGACAGAATTGTGACGAAATTCCGCCGCTGATTACCAATCGTATCAATATTTACATTTTGAATTTGGCCATCCTCAAAGCCGAAAATTTGGGCACCGTTGACCCAGGGGACGTACTTGTCCCCCTTGACGTTCAGACACATATGATCCTCGAGCTTCGTAACAAAGGCATTGAGACGCTCGGCGTTCATATTGACGATGTCCGAATGGTGGAGCTCCATCCGAATCTCGTTCGTTTTTTCAGGAGTCGCGTGGTCGATTGTCTGCACGCGCTCCATTTGTAAGACAGGGCGAGATAATTTTAAGCCTGGGGCGCCGGAGGAGGCTTGCTCAAAACACTCAGGATCTTTATCAAAATTTTGTTCTGCATCTCCAGGGCCACCTTGACGCCCACCATAGCGCTGGCGACCGTCTCGCCCTCCTCGGTCGTGAACATCTGGCTCAGCGCGTCCAGCAGGTCACCGCCGTCATCCATATCCATCTCATCCTCATCGAAGTCCATCTCCTCATCCTCAGGAACATCCTCAACCTCGGGCTTGGCAGACATTTGAAATTACCTGATAGTTTTGTTTTTAGTTTTGGGCGCAGCTCGCTTACAGGGGCAGGCCCTTGGCGGTCATGGCATTCTTTAGGGTCTTGTAGGCGTTCGCCAGGTTTGCGTTTGCGAATGCCGCATTAGCGGCGGCGGTGGCCGCACCATTGGCCGCTGTAGCTGCTTTCATGTTGTTCATCTTGTTAGGCTGAGTAGCAGCACGCATGGCTGCGTTTGCAGCATTGCGCGAAGCCTGGTTGGAGGTCGCCTGCGCCTTGGAGTTGGCGTTCTGGGCGTTGACTACACCAGCCTGGGCAGCGGCAATATTCATGCCGGCCTTGGCCGCATTGTTTCCAGCGACGACGGGCACGGCGCCAGCGGCCGCCGCCCCAGCGATCGCGCCCGCATTCGCCGCGTTGGTCTTGGCCGCACCCATCATATTAGACTTGCCGTTGGCTCCGTTCATGATTACTTTACTACAAGAAAATTTCCAGGCGCGTCGGGTCGGGTCCAAATTTTTTTCTTGGGTACTATTACAAATGGCGGGTGGTCTTATGCAGCTGGTTGCTTACGGTGCTCAGGATGTCTACCTCACGGGTCAGCCCAAGGTGACTTTCTTCCAGGCGGTGTACAAGCGCCACACGAACTTCGCGATGGAGAACATCCAGCAGACGGTGAACGGCACCGCGACCCCCTCGGGCCGCGTGTCCGTCACGATCGCCCGTAACGGCGACCTGGTCGGCAACATGTACGTGTCCATGCTGCCCATTGTGCAGAACACCTTCACCGACAACACCAGCTTCGACACGGTGTGGATCGCCGAGCGCGCGATCGCCGCCCTGGAGCTGACGATCGGTGGCCAGCGCATTGACAAGCACTACCAGACCTGGTGGCGCCTGTACGCCGAGACCTTCCTCGGCGAGTCCGACAAGATCAACTACGGCAAGATGACCTCCACCCCGGTGACGACCATCCCGGGCTCCATCACCGGCGGCAACACGCCCCGTGTGTACCTGCCGCTGATTTTCTTCTTCAACCGCAACCCCGGCCTGTACCTGCCCCTGATCGCCCTGCAGTACCACGAGGTGCGCCTGGACTTCGACCTGACGACCTACTACGACAAGTACTTCAGCACCGACTTCCAGGTGTGGGCCAACTACGTGTACCTGGACACGGAGGAGCGCCGCCGCTTCGCCCAGAAGGGCCACGAGTACCTGATTGAGCAGGTCCAGCACACCGGCGGTGACTCGATCGCCACGGTGAACGACTCTGCCCAGCTGGTGCGCCTGTCCTTCAACCACCCGGTCAAGGAGCTGATCTGGTGCTACGCCAACGCCACCGCCACGGTGGTGAACAGCATGTGGAACTTCTGCACGGCCACGGCCAACGTCAACCTGACGGTGTCCTCCAACGTGAACGTCGGTGCGCTGCTGCCCCACGAGGTGGGCTGCCCTCACCTGTACAGCAACGCTGCGGCCGCCACCGCGACCATCAGCGCCAACGTGTCCTGGGTGGAGGAGGGCATCAAGGTGACGGGCGCGGCTGGCTACGAGGTGGGCCCGCTGAACCAGTTCAAGCTGATCCTGAACGGCCAGGACCGCTTCAAGGAGCAGCTGGGCAAGTACTTCAACCAGTACCAGCCGTACGTGTACCACACCGGTGTGCCGTACCCGGGCATCTACGTGTACTCCTTCGCGCTGCAGCCGGAGGAGCACCAGCCGACCGGCACGTGCAACTTCTCGCGCATTGACAACGCCCAGGTGTCCGTGGCGCTGAAGGCGGGCTCGCAGGCGACCCTGCAGAAGCTGTTCGCGGTCAACTACAACATCCTGCGCATCCAGTCTGGCATGGGTGGCCTTGCGTTCAGCAACTGATTCCTCCCATATTATTGGCTGGTATACTTATATTAAATAAAAATACGGGTCGTCGCTCCGGGCTTCGGCCCCAAGAACGTTCAAGGTTCTTGGGTCTAAAGAAATAATCCCACCATTATGGTAGGAATGGACGAATTGAAAAAATGTTCTAATTGTTGCCGTGCACCACAAGATATAAAAGAATTCATAAACGCAAGGGGGCGAGAATGTGCAACGTGCGCCAAATGTCGAGCAAAGGGTAGGAAGAACGACGCAAAACCAGGACGTCGGGAATATCATAACGAACTTCAAAAAGAGAATAAATACTCTGAAAAATGGAGACAGAAACAACTTGCGGAGCGGCCGGATGAATTTAGACAACATAATAATGAAAGAAATAGACACTGGCGCGCCGACAATACCGAGCATTCCACCAAGTGGTACAGGACGAACGTAAACACGAGACTCGATGCTCTTAAACGCGCCGCCGAAAAACGCGGAATCACATGGAATATCGGGGACGCCGAGGCCAAGGCTATGCTCGTGCTGCCGTGCGTGTATTGTGGGTGGCTCGATCTCGAAGTGCGTCTTAACGGCATCGATCGTCTGGATTCAGCCAAGTCATATGACGCTGAGAATTGCCGCCCTTGTTGCAAAAATTGCAACTACATGAAAGGAACTTTCGATCCCAAGACATTCATCACGTGGGCCAAGCGCATCGCATTGTGTGAGGCCGAATTCCCCGAAGTTTCCACGTGCATAGAACACAAAAAAATAAATAGAATATAAAATAAATGATGTTCATTCTGTTTCTCATTTTGATGGCGCTCGCACTGCTCGTCAAGACCATCAGCCCGTACGTGTCTTTCAGTCCCAAGACGCTCTACACGTCGAGCGTACCCGATTGGCTCCGTGGAGTCGATCCGGGTCTTAATTTCCAGCTGGATGCCCTCCCATGAATCCCGCCTCGCGGTACAGACCTGCATACTGCAGTCCAAAGTGGCCAGCGAAAAACAGTGCAAAATATTTAATAAATTCTTTCAGGGCCTCGGCGTTGTGACCTCCGCGATCCTTCACGATCATGATGAAGGGCAGAGCGCTGCAGAGCGCAAAGATACCACCCTCGCCCATAAATCCCGTGAGGCCCTTGAACCGCCAATTGTCCGAGGCCCCCTCGAAGGGCGTGTCCCACCCGCATAGGGTGAACATGAGCAAGATCATCATCACAAAGAACACGAGCATCTTGCCGATGATGCTCTTGGCCGCCTTGCCGGTCGTCTCTGAAAGCTTCTTCGATCCCGTCGTCTCCTCGACCTCATTGAAGCCAGACAATTCCAAAAGAAAATGGACGGCGAAGAAGATGATAAAGGCCAAAAAGCAAATCTTGCCCAGGCCCGTCGCTCCGCGATTCTTGCCGATGAGGTAAAACGCAAGGGCCGACCCTGCACCGACCACGAGGGCCTCACCTATCACCTTGCCTGGATTTTCAGTCAGGAATCGCGTATTTTTATCGGCGATGGCCAGACCGGCTAGCGCAATTGCAAATACGATTTTCAGGGAAAGGACCAACAGCCCTCCACCCCTGAGTGCGCGACCCTTCGCGTTGAGGTTGACGCTGCTCATTAGTTTAGACCGCGATTAATAATTTGCCATTTAGCACGTGTCGTCCCAAAGTTCTCCTCGATGCTCGTGGCGCAGGCGTCGGGGTCGAAATTAGGGCTACAGCAAAACACGTCAACATACACAAGTCCATGCTCTGGATATGTGTGTGCTGAGAAGTGGCTCTCGGCCAGGACGAATACCCCAGTCGCGCCGTGGGGCTCGAACTGATGGAAAGATCGTCCTACGACCGAGAACCTGCACTCGTTGGCGACCCGATCCATGCACGCCTCAAGTTCGCTCGTCGTTTTGATGACGACGCCCTCGAGGTGTCCGATGAGGTGCTTCATTATTCAATTAGGTGGTTTTCTCTTTATGGGCTGAAAAAGATGGCGCGGAAGGTGAAGATGGTGAGCAGCAAAGCGAACAGAAGGAAGAACGAACCGAACACAATGTTCGGGTAGTCCTTCGGAGGCGGGGCGCCAGACTTGGACGTGGACGGGGCGTTGTTGGCCTGGTAGACCGTCGCCGTGCCGAGCGAGAAGAACAGGCCCGCGAGGACCACGCCAAAAAGTGCGGTGGCTGAAAGCTCAGGCATTTACTATCACTTGACAAAATAAATGGCCTAGAACCGATTATATTTCGGCGTGTTGATGACGGTGAAGAACAGGTAAATCATGAAGAAACCGGTGACGATGCTCGTGATCGCCTTGATGTTCACGGACGGGATCTGGCGGCGGCCGGGGTCGAGGAAGTCCTGGATGCCGATAATCATCAACAGCAGCGCCGTGCAAAAGTAGATCACCTTTGCAAGAGTCCACGTGTGGAAGCTGGCGGGCTGGATGTAGCCGGCGCCTGCGGGGGCACGCCCGCCGTAACCACCGCCGCGACCGTAGTTATTGAAAGGGTAGGCCATTTATTACTTAAGGAGATTTTTATCTGGTTCTTCATGAACTTTACGTATCTCGACCCACGGGACCTGCTCGAGCGCGTGCTCCAACCGCCCACTGAGCCGCTTGAGCCCATCCCATGCGAGCTCGATGAGACCTGGAAAAATTTTGAAAAAGAATTGTCCAAGTACAAACGCGACCTCGCCGCGACCCGGCGCGACCTCGCCATGGCTACAGCACAGCTCGCCATTAAGCGTGAGGACATTCTTCACATGCGAAGTGTCATTGATGGCATGACCAATCCCAGGTTAAAGGAGAGCCTCGAGAAAGTAGTAGACAAGCACGAGGTCGAAGAGGGCATCGAGGCCCTGACCCTACAATGCAGGGAGCTGATGGGGGTGGCGCATGAGATGCAGAAGGTGCTGAAGGACACGGACGCTGAAAGGTACGCCTCATTTACTTGTTTTGTTTGCATGGACCGTCTTGTTGACACATTCCTCGACCCCTGTGGTCACGTGATGTGCGGGCCTTGCTGGGTCCGTACTGTGAACAAGCGCGAGTGCCCAGGGTGTCGCGGGGCTATTCGCGACACTAAAAAAATCTTTACGCTCTCGTAACTCAGTTGGTTAGAGTGTTGGTCTTATGTACCAGAAGCCGCGAGTTCAAGCCTCGCCGGGAGCACTCTGCATCAGTGTCCGAGTGGTCCAAGGAGGCAGACTCAAGTTCTGCTGGCGCAAGCCGCGTGGGTTCGAACCCCACCTGATGCACCTACCCCTGTAGTATAATGGACAGTATAGCGATCTTCTAAATCGTTGATGTGGGTTCGATTCCCACCAGGGGTGTTAAAAGTAAAAGACGTGTATTTAATATGAAGACTTGTAAAAGATGTAATAAAGAGTACGAGTTTGATTTTTTTGGTAAAAATAAATCTGCTAAAGATGGATATAGAAATATATGTAAAAATTGCACCAAGGGTGGGCGCGAGTGCGTCAAATGACGTAAAATAAACTCAATGCTAATAACGTGGGGCGACCCACATCTGACTTTGGCGCAGTGGTAGCGCGTCGGATTGTAGCTCGGTTGCATTTCGCAACCGCGGGCGAAGCTCCGCCGGTCGAGTGTTCGAATCACTCAAGTCAGACTCAATGGTTCCATCGTATAATGGTCAGTACGTAGGACTCTGAATCCTGCAATGGGAGTTCGATCCTCCCTGGAACCTCGTGGGCTTCGGCCCGTGCTCTTGTAGCTCAGTCGGTAGAGCGTCAGACTGTTAATCTGAATGTCACAGGTTCGAAACCTGTCGAGAGCGTTTTTTGAAGCGTCCAGCTCCGCTTAAAAAAACGCAATGTTTTCAACCCATGGAGAAGAGCCTAAAACTGAGGCTCGGGGCCGTGTTCCCAGACGTCTGGTCCCGAGTGGATGGAATCGAGGTTACTCAAAAAAATGCAGAATTATTCATACAGTTAAATTTAATTCTCAATAAGGAATTCGTTAGTTCCGAATGGGGAATCGATACCCGGGTAACCGGTGAAGGTGACGATCGCTATCAATGCGTATGTAGTAAATTAGAACTGACAGTACCATTCGTAGTTATTCACAACCCAACGGGTGAGAAATTTCTGATAGGTTCTTCGTGCATCCACAAGTTTGGGAACGAAGAGCTCGACAAGGAGGTCAGAGCTCACAAACGCGCCAACAAATGTGCTGGTGGTAATATCATCATAGATGCTCGGACACGCGAGGGGAGGGCGGGATTTTGCGCCATAACAGGGTGTCGCTGTCGGCCGTGTCCAGCGTGCGACCAATCAAGGGCCGTTTGCAGGTGCGAAACGTGTGATTTCTGTGAAAAGTACCCAAGTGATTGCAAGTGCAAGACTTGTGAATTTTGCAAAAAGAAGACGCAAATTTGCAAGTGTAAGAAATGCCGCGACTGTCGCGCCCCCGTCACCGAGCAATGGATGACTCGGTGCAAGACGTGCTGGATCGACATGCAACAGCCCCTATGTTGTGCATCATGTGGAGGGTCGGGTTATTTCAAGGGTATGCGATGCTATTCATGTAATGATAATTAAAGCTCAAAATTAAAACATTATTAATGAAGTTGAAAATCCCCGCAGCACTCCGTGAGCAGGTTTGGCTTCTCTGGTGTGGAGATCGACTGTTTAAGCACAAGTGCCTCGTCACGTGGTGTGAGAACGTGATGACGCCCTTTAATTTCGAGGTGGGCCATAACGTGCCCGAGTCCAAGGGTGGCGCGACCGACATGAATAACCTCCGTCCCATCTGTGGCAAGTGCAACCGATCTATGGGTGACGAGTACACGATCGACCAGTTTTCGGCACTTTCACACAGGCGCGAGCAAAAGCACCTCTGGGAGTGTTTCCGGTTAAAAGAGAACGACGTGTAAGACATAAGATGGCGGAAATCTTCCGATTCTACCCCGAGGGCCAGGTTCTCTTCATCGAGGTGCTTGGCAACGAATACCTGAAGCGCCAGCCCTCCAACCCAGAGGATGCGCAGAAGTTCGCGGAGGGCCTCAAGCCGATCGTTGCACAGGTCGAGGACTTGATGCGCGAGAAGAAGATGCGCGAGGTGATGGTCCTCAACCTCAAGGGCGTCGGGCTCACGTCACTGAATACGCAGACGGCATCTCAGCTCGTGAATCTCCTGTACACTATCCGGTCCGATGATGAGTCTTTTCTGGACCGTATCGAGATTCAAAACTCAAATCCGGTGTTTGAAATGCTGTACAAGCAGGTGAAGCGCAACCTGCCACCCAAGCTCGTCAGCCTAATTACCTTTGTTGATTGAAAATGTACGGACGTTGAGAGGCGCCTCGCGCCAAAATGTCTTTGGGTCCGTATCGTAAAGCTCAAAAAGTCTTTGATTATCCTCTTGGCGTAGAACCTCGGGCTCCTTGCCGTCCTGGTCCTTGAGGCCCTCCGGGAAGTCCTCGAGCAGCACCGTCTTGAGGGCCATCAATTCCGGTGAATAAAGACATGCGAGTTCGTAGCCAATATCGAGATTCAGACCATCCGGCTCAGTCTTGACCCAATAGTGCTCGCAAATTTCATTAGGAGAAATGCAGTACCCATGAACTACACGCGCCTCGATCTTCTGGGCCGCCAAGTACTTCATGAGTATCGCACAGTGATGAACGACGGATCCAGACACTTTATTCAGCTTCATTCGTTGTGCAATTCTTTTCAGGTCCTGGTCCATTGAGAGGGGCCCTGAAAAAAAAGGGGTTCTGTGCACGCGAGGCGACAGCCGAGCGCACCGAAATTCAAAAACACAAACATGGACCTCAAGGCTCTCCGCGCCCCTACCCACACCGCCGCCGAGCTCGCTCTGGCACGGGCGGGAACACTGGCCCGCGGACCCCGCCTCGTGCAGGCGGCCACCAAGGGCGAGCGCGTCCCCTACCCCATAGGACGGAGCGACGTGTGGCAGCAGTACTACGCGGGGGCGGTGCGGGACAACCACCCCGACCCCGAGCGGTTCGCTGACGGCGCCGTGCGCTCGCGCGAAATAGCCATGCGCAAAAAAGAGGAGCGTGCCAAAGTGCAGGTGCTGAGCGAGGTTCCCAAACCCTTGGCGCCCGAGGCGGGGTCGGTGCGTGCCAAGTCGAGCGCCAAGTCGGGCGGGCCCAAGTGCCAAGCGCGCACGCTCGAGGGCCGCCAGTGCGGCTTCTCGGCCACGTGCGGCCAGTTTTGCAAAAAGCACGCGCCAAAAGAGCCGCCGCGGCCTTTCTTCCACCTCGTGGCGGACCGCCACCGCTTCGCACAGTGCCGCCTCAAGGGCTACGTGAACGCCAAGCCATCTATCGTCACCAAGGTGCTGGGTAGTCCCAACGGCCTCACCGACGATAAGATAGAGAAGGAGTGGCTGCTGGTCTTTTCAGACGCCACCCCGGTCACGGTCTTTTACGCACGGGACGACCCCTCGCTCCACGTTTGCGGCGAGAGCGTCGAGGTCATCAGCCGCGTCCGCCAGCTGCTCGCGCTCTAAAAACTTCTCTAGTTGTAATAGACATGAACTGGAATTATATCTGGGCAGCCTTGTTCATAAACTTCATCCTCGTCCGCGTCGTCCCCAAGGTCATCACTAAACCCACGGGCGTAAAGCCCGTTGATGATGTGGTACTTTATCTGAATACCCAGGATGGGTTTCTTCTGAGTTCCAGCCTGACACTGGCGCTGGTTATTTACCTGGCACATTACTGGATCGACAGCAACTCGGTGGGCACGGCCGCCACCAGCCCCGATGTGTGAGGGTGGTCCCACGTCACGATGCGCTGCTCGTAGCACGTGGCCATGTGCGCCACGAGATCTGCGTAACTCGGGTGACCCCACACAAGGTCCTTAGTGAACAAAAAATCATCGAAACCAATCGGTCCGAGATCACACTTGACGACGAACGGAGTCTTCACGTATTCTTTGAGACCCCCATAGTCTGTGATAATGACGGGTTTGTTACGGAGAGCCGCCTCTACGGCCCCCATACCAACCCCTTCCGAGTGCGAGCAATTCACGTAGCAGTGACCCTTGGCGTGCACATTCTCCATTTGCTCATCCGTCAAAAGTCCGTTGATGATCGTCACACGTGGATGATTGATCTGGATGGGGCGGTTGCACGTCGCCTTGAGGAGCAGATGGGCCCCGGGGAAGTTGTCCATTGCATTAAGCAGCGCATTGATATTCTTGCGGGGATCAGCCACATTACCAATAGTATAAAAGATGTAGGGTTCCGTGACGGGATTGGCGCGGGGTGCGGGTGGCGCGTCGGCGAACAGACGGAGGATCCGCCAGTCACCTTGAGGAAATTGTTTACGGAACACGTTCCGGCAAAATTCAGAAGCAACGTAGAGTGGGGAGTAGCGCTCGACGAGCATCCCATAGGCCGGGTTGACCGTCTCGGTCTCACAGATGGTCATGTAAATCATTTTTTTACAAAATTTTGCATATTGATCGACCAGGGCGAGCTGGTCGGGCAATGGCAGTACAAAGGCGAACCCCGTGTCGTATTTTTCGCGCCCGGGTTTCTGGCCAAACTCTACGTACTCGGCATCGGGGACGAGCCGACTGTACCGCTTCGTCACTTGGCCAATTCCTGCTAGGGCGACTGGTCCTATGAAAAGCCACATTAATTACTTGGAACCCGTCCCCTTTAGGTCGCTCATCATCATTCGCGCGGCCAGATCTTCGAAGCTCACTTTCGGCAGCCAATTCAGCACCTCATAGGCGCGCTTGGGGTCGGCCTGCAAGAGGTCAACCTCGGCCGGACGGTAAAACTCTGGGTTGATGCGAATTACTATATTGCCGTTGGCACCGTCCACCGCCTCCTCGTCCTGTCCCGTGCCACGCCACAGGAGCCGGAGGCCGGCAGCCTTGGCGGCAGCCTTGATGAAATCCTTGATTGTGTGCGTGTGGCCAGTGCCAATCACAAAGTCGGCCGGCGTGTCCTGCTGGAGCATCATCCACATCGCCTCTACGTAATCCTGCGCGTGGCCCCAGTCGCGCTGGGCCTCGAGGTTTCCCAGTTCGAGGATTGGCGGATTGGCGTTGCCAGCAGCCAACTCGTTTACGTACTTGGCGAGTCCCATCGTCGTCTTGCGCGTAACGAAATCCTCGCCACGACGCTCGGACTCGTGGTTGAACAGGATGCCAGTGCTCGCGTGCAGGCCGTACGACTCGCGATAGTTGCGCGTGATCCAGTATCCAAAGAGCTTCGAAACGCCATATGGGCTCCGCGGCCAGAAGGCCGTCTCCTCGTTCTGGGGCGCGGGCGCCTTGCCGAACATCTCGCTTGTTCCCGCCTGATAAAATCGAATCTTTTGCTGGAATCCGGACTGACGGATCGCCTCGAGGATCCGCAGAGTCCCGAGGGCGTCCACGTTGGCCGTGTACTCGGGTTGGTCGAACGAAACCTTAACGTGCGATTGAGCCCCGAGATTGTACACCTCCAGACGCTCAAACTGCTCGAACGAGTTGATGAGTGCAATCATCCGGGCGGTGTCCGTGAGGTCCCCATCAACCACGTGGAAAAAGGGATTCGCTTTCAGGTGGGCGATGCGCTCATGCTTCTTCTCTGAACAGTACCGCGTCAGGCCGTAGACGATATAACCACGCTCGAGCAGGAACTCGGCAAGGTAAGACCCGTCCTGACCGGTTACGCCCGTCACGAGCGCAGCGTGCATTAATGGCACGGAGGGTGGAGTTTTTAACTTCATCAACAATAAAAAAACTCTACAAAGGTAGATGACGTTGGCCAACGTTCTACTCATGACGATGTCTGAGATTTTTGGAAATGCGAATTTCAAGCACTATGCGGTGGGCGCCGGTCACGGTGGCCATCTCGCCGGAGGGTTCGTCGGGTACGTCGGCGTTATGTATTTTTTGATTAAAAGTTTTTCAAGTGCGAGCATGTTGTGGGTCGGCGCCATGTGGGAGGGTATGATCACGTTGCTCGGCTCGGCCTACGCCTTTTTCGTTCTCGGTGAGCGCTTCGACTCGTGGGTGCAGTACGCCGGCCTGCTGCTCGGTCTCGTGGCCATGTGGATGGTTCACACGGGAGGAGCCCACAGAAACCATTAGAGAATATGCACGCTTATTAGCAAAGATGGACGAGCTTACCAAGCACGTACTTCACCGTCTAGACAACCTAGAGGGTGAACTACGGGAACTGAGGGAGGTGACTTGGCCCGTGTGTCAGGCGAAGCTTGACGGCCAAAATTCTATGAACAATATTTTTCAAAAAAAAACTCTTCTCAGGTGGCTTGACGTCGATGAGATCAAGAAGCTGTTACGGACCAAGGGCATCATCATGGGTCTCACTCGAGACCAAGTCGCTTCCGAACTTCGGGAGATCCTGGTAGTGGCACATCCGGTGGACACGGTGTGAGGTCCGTCGTGCCGTCAGTGTGCTTGCCCTTGTTAATCAGGTCCTCGAACGTCGCCGGCGTCTGACTGGCGTGATGGCCATCCTTGGCGTGCGCATACGTCTGGAACTTTTGCCAGATGCGCATAGGCGTGCCGAAGCTGCTCAGATGCCACCCTGTAAACTGAAAGACGGGGAATTTCCATCTGTGGTCGCGGAAGTAATTCGGTCCGCTGCGCTTCATGAGCTCGACGTTCGTGATGACGGTGCCAATCCAGGGCTCTCCGGTAAAAAGATATTTGAACGAATACTCGAACATCCACATGTGAAGAGCGCACACGATCGCGGGTAGTTGCTCGTACCTCACCTTCGTCATGTCCGGGATTTCATCCACGTCACTGACCATGATGATCGCCTCGGGTGGGACGTCTTCGAGGCCTTTGAGGATCGCGTGGCGCTGATACTTTTCGCGTGCCCACGGATTCTCGTCCTTGGGCGCCTCCTCGGCCGTAACGACCACGTGAGTAATCTTGTGGAGCCACTTGCTAAAACGCTCACGGTTATTTTGAAAAAATAATTCTTTAGGACCGCCGACATGATTCACCTCGGCCTCGACGAGCACGAACCGATCAACGTGCTCGTCGAGCATTTCTAGACGCAATTCTAGAATGTCTAGCTCGTTATAGAACATGAACGCGTCTACGAGCATCCTGTGTATTTATAGTAAAGCTTACCCTTATCTTCGAGGGCTTTTAGGATTTTAGCATTATTGGCGATGTGGCCGCCCGGGCCAGCGACGGCGTGTAGTGCGTCGGCACCAAAGCCGTAGTTGTACTGCTGAACGTGGCCCAAATGGCATTCGGGTGTGAATACAGCCTTGCGCTGGATTCCCGCCTTTTCAAGCAGATTGCACAGAAGCATGTCGTCGTGCCACGTCACATCCAAGAGCTCCTTGAACTCGGGAAGGGCGTCCTGCACCCACTTGGCCTTGACGATCACACCCCCGTAGCCCTCGAGCACGTCGAGCGGCACTCCATGCTGTCTCGGAAAAGAATTTTTAAAATAATTTTCAAAAGAAAATCCCGACAGTCCCCATGCCGAACGCTCGTCTGTCTTGTGCCACTTGAGGAGGTTAATGGCGACCCGTGCGTCATAGGCCGTGTCGTCGTCAACGTAGATGATGAGATCATCGGGGAGCAACTTGAGCGCCGGGCCGATAAACTTGGTGCCCGGTCCAAAGTCCTCGCAGTCGCGGTTGATGACCACCTTGTCGCTGATGTTATGCAGGGCCTCCGGGATCGCTCCGTCCCACTCGGGAAAACGCGTGTACTTGCGCGGGATGTTCAGCCAGACCTCGTGACACGTCTGTTGAGTCAGCCCTTCCAATATCGGGCCTAGCTTGTCAAACCGACTCGGGATGCTCGTGAGGCTGATGATGACCTTCATTAGGCATCAAGACAATTTCATCTTTAACGTAACCATTTTCGAGGTCCCACACGTTCCCGTCAATCACGAGTTGCTTGGCTCCCCGGTGAATGAGCGTGCCGGGCCCTATCCGCAGGCACTTGGCACCGATGCCGAGCCGAACCAGAGCCGTCACATCGTGACCGTCGGCCCGGGCCTCATGGATCGTCACGAGTCTGCGCTCCGGCCCCTCGTGCCCTCCCCACACCTCGTCCGATCCGGTCATGTACGTGTGGGTGTTGTGGAACCCTAACGTGTCGGGGTAGACCGTGCCCTCCATGGAGAACTTGACGGCCTCTGCACGGGTCGGCAGGGTGGCCTGCGGGTACCCCAAGGCCATGTACGCAGAGAAGAAGATGTCTTCGTTCAACTCACCCCTCTGAAAATTTTGACAAAATATTTTTAAAATTTTTGGATTGCGGATGGACAAGGCACCGTTGCCCTGGAAGACCCTAGGGTCCCCTACGGGAAAGTGGTGCCACGGGGCCCCGACCCAGTCGTACTTGAGAAAACGCAGCACGTCATTCTTCCGCAGGCCTGTGTCTGTCATGAAAAACATAACACGGTCACCGTGAAACTGATCCCAGAATTCAGGCGTGGTAAGGAGGTCATTGAACTTGGTCAAAGTGAAGGGCGGCTCGAGGCCGAGGTCCCCGATGCGGACGTTCGTGCCCGGTCCGATAATTTCATTTAAAATTTTAAAATTTTCTTTTGATCCTAGAATTGTTAGGGCGGTGTAGGGCATGTGACACGAGAAGTTGGTCAGGGCGTAGCGCAAGTCGGGGTCTGGTCGGGTCTCGATAAGGACCGCCTCGAGCGGCGCGCGTGCAGGGTGGGTGCGAAAGTCGTGCTCCCACGGTTCATTTTTGAAGTCGGTAAAAGTCCGCATTTACTTTTTCGTGTATATAATCATTAAGTCATCGTAACGCCCCTTGATGTGACGGGTGTCCGACAACTCGACGGTCCAGCCATTCTCGTCGCCCATTGTCATGAGGATCTGCGCATCATCCATGCTCTGCACGTCCTCGATGATGTACGCGCCACCCGGACGGATGCGCGTCTTGAGGAGGCTAAACGACACCACCTGGTCACGCAGTGCATGGCTCCCGTCGTCGATGATGAAATCAAACTGGCCCTCGAGACGGCTCACCGCCTCGCGGTTGGTGGCGTCGAGCAGCATCGTCTTGATCTTGGGTGTACTCAGATCGAACCGCACGAGGTTGGGGTTGATGTCAAGGCCGATAATCTCAGAATCGGAGTGGTCGAAATAGTCGGCCCACGCACGGAGAGAGCCGCCCGTGAACACGCCAATCTCGAGAAGGCGGACGGCGTCGTGACGCTTGGGCTCGAAAACGCGCTCATAGGCTGCGAGGTAAGAATGGGTGGTGTTCTTGTCCGTGCCGGTATTCACAACACCCTCGTAACGCTTGAAAATCTCCTCCATATATGTTCTTTGAGACTACAGACTTTAATACAACCAATGATCGTTGGCAAGTGACCAACGGACGACGTCGGCGATGCGCTCGCGTAGGCTGATCTTGGGCTCCCACCCCGCCTTCTTGAGGCGCTCACCCGACAGCGCGTACCGCAAGTCGTGGCCCGGGCGGCTCGAGTGAAAGTCAACGAGCTCGTACCGTAGAGGCTTCCCCACCGCCTCCGCGATGTACTGCGCCAGCGTCAGGTTGTCCACCTCCTCCTTTCCGACGACGTTGAACTTGGGGCAGTAGCCCGGCATGCCCGCATCCGGCTCGTTCTCGATGATGAAGTGGATCGCCTCCGCCACGTCGGACGCGTGAATGTAGTGCCGACTGCCCGGGATCGTGCGCGTCTCGTCCGAGTGGATGAAGATCTTCTCACCCGAGCGCACCTTGCTGATGCACATGGGTATGAACTTCTCGGGGTGCTGACGCTCACCGAAGATGTTCATAGTGTGCGTGATGGTCACCGGGATCTTGTAAGTGTTTCTAAAGGCCACACACAGCTCCTCGCCTCCCGCCTTGGCCGCCGAGTACGGGTTCGTCGAGTTGTACCGGTCGTACTCGTCGTAAGCCACGCCCGGTGGCGCCGGACCGAAGATTTCATCGGTCGAAAAATAAATGAAATTTTTCAAATTAGTTTGCTTCCGGGCAAAGTCCAGAATGGAACAGGTCCCGACGACATTGTCGAGGACAAAATTCACGGGCTGATCTATGCTTCGATCCACGTGGCTACTCGCCGCCACGTGGATGATGTAATCAAACTGGCCGAGTTGCTTCATGAGCGGCTCGTTAATCTCGGATCGCAGGTCGTGGTGGAACACCTTGTACCGATGCGTTTGGTCCGCGGGGATGATCTCCGATACGCGATTCAGGTTGCCCGAGTAATTCAGGCGGTCCAGACCGACCACATCGAGCTCGGTCGTCTTGATGAAATTCTCGACGATGTGATGACCGACGAACCCAGCCGAGCCCGTGATGAGAACGCGTCCCTTCATGTATAGTTAAAACTGTCGTAATCTTTAACATTAGTGACATGTCATCCACTTGTTTGGCGTGCGGGTCCCCCGACATCGTCCCGTGTCTGAACCTGGGTGCTCAACCCCTTGCGAATGAATTCAAAAATTCTGAAACCGAACCCGAGGAGCTGTATCCACTGGCTGTAGTGCGGTGCGTGGAGTGCTGTCACCTGCAGCTCGACTATTTCATCGACCCGGACTTGATGTTCAAGCACTATCTATACGTGAGTGGGACGAGCGACACTTACCGCGAATACCTGGCGTGGTTTGCCGGCAAGGTGGCCAAGGAGGGCGACCGCGTCCTCGACATCGGGTGCAATGACGGCACCCAGTTGGACATGTTCAAGGCGTTCGGGTGCGAGACGTGGGGTGTGGATCCGGCCGAGAACCTCTGGCCTGTGAGTTCCGCCAAGCACAACGTGACGCTCGGATATTTTGATGAAAATTACAATCCGGGTGTCCAGTTTGACGTGATGAACGCGCAGAATGTCTTTGCGCACAATCGCGACCCGCTCGCCTTTCTCGTGAACGCGAAGCGCTTCATGCACGAGGGTACGCGGTTCTACATTCAGACGAGTCAGGCGGATATGGTTCTGAATGGAGAGTTCGACACCATTTACCACGAGCACATTAACTTTTTCAATGTTCTTTCTTTCAAGAAGTTGGCCGAGCGTGCGGGTCTGGTGCTCCTGGACGTGATCAAGACGAAGATTCACGGGACGAGCTACATGTTCGTAGTTGGGCTCGAGGGCGAGGTGGACGCCCACGTCGCGAACGAGCTCGCGCGTGAGGATGACGTCGGACTGCACGATGCGGTGACGTATGACGCCTGGGCCCACCACTGCTACGCGTTCGCTGAAAAGGTTCGGGCCGACCTGGCCGGCAAGTACGTCGTGGCGTATGGCGCCGCGGCCAAGGGCAACACGATGCTGAATTTTCTCAAGTTTAAACCCGAGTTTATAATCGATGACAATCCACTCAAGCAGGGCAAGTTCAGCCCCGGGGTCAGAGCGCCCGTGACGGGCTCGGGGCACCTGGTCGCCGTGCCCGCCGCGCAGCCGATCGTGTTCCTCCCTCTCGCATGGAATCTCTTTGACGAAATTAAAACTAAAATTCTCCGGGTCCGTGACAATCCACTCGATTCATTTTATAGTCTAAAACTTTAGACTTTTGTATTATTAATGGACGCTGAGGTGTACCGTCCAGTCGTCCCAAAACCGGGCCTAGGCAATCTATTGATCCTGTTGTCGGTCTGCAAGTCAAATGGCGTCCAGTACGTTCACAAGGATATTTTTGATTACGAATTTGGAAATTGTTTCACCTTGCACGGGTTCACGATCACGGACCAGGATGGGCGTGGTCCCCACCTCCCGGTCTACATAAATGATTATAATCGAAATTTCATTCATATTTTGTGCCGTGAGCTCGTGAAGCCCACGGCGCACCTGGAGCGGCTGGCGGCCGAGCATGCGCACCTCCTCGAGGGTGTTACTCTTGGTGTGAACATCCGCCGGGGCAACTGGTCAGCCGATTCAACACAGTTTGCAGGATCGACCGATCCCAAGTATTACTTTTGTTCGGATTCTGGTCTCGAAAAATTCAAGAATATGATTCGGGACAATGAAGGTCGGGTCTACGTGACTTCAGATTCCCCGAGCACGAAGCAGCACCTCAAGGATGTATTCGGTGACAAGGTGACTATGCTTGACACGGTATACACTCATACGGCGGAACAGACTGACGAGTCGGTCCACACGGTGAAAAATTTACAAGATGTTTATTTGTCATGGTACTTGTTGAGCAAGTGCCCTCGCGTGTTGGTGACGGGTGGGCGGGGTGACTTTGTGGGGTTTTCTACATTTGGGTACATGGCTGCAATTTATGGATCAAAGCCATTTGCCATAGTTTTCAACGGAGAGTGAGCCTCTTGCTTAGCGCAAGCTGAGCATATACAGGGTCGAGCGGATCAGGGCTACAATCTCATCATAGATATTGCGCAGGTAGGAATCTTTCGACAGGCGGCTCATGGCGCGCACGCGCGTGAGCAGCGTCTTGAAGTAGTCCTTGGCCTTGCGCGGATCACGCATAAACTTCTTATTCATATTGACAGAGCGGAGGCGGCCGTACTTGCCCATGTACGCCTCGGCCCACGAATCGAGCAAGGGCACGATGCCCTCGTAGTACGCCTGAAGCGCCTTGTGCTCGGCGAAGGACGGGGTCGTCAGGTGGAATGAGTGCGCCTGTGTGCGCGAGTTCATGAGGGTCCCCACGAACTTGGAGGCGGTTGCCATTTAATTTCTGCATAGAAATTAATGGCGGATCCCGAGTTCACCGAGATTCGGATCGCGCCCGGCACGATCTTGTACAAGGGACTTCCCGTCTCGTGTACAACTTTGCTCAAAGATATTCGTTATTTTTACCTGACGGACGACCAGGCCCACGCACGCAAGTACGGGACCGTGTGCCCGTTCCGCGTGAAGAAGCTTCTCAGACTTTTCGAGATGAATCACGAGAATATCCGGAAGCTTCTCGCCATGCCCTCACTCTCGAAGATGACCAAGTGGCGGCTCGAGACGGCGTTCGGCACTGGCATCACCGCCGGCGAGCAGGTCCGACGGCTCAAGTCCCTCAAGGTGGGCAGTGTGCCGCGGTCCATCGACCCGAACCTCGGTGGGCAGCGCGCGTCATGGACCGTCCTCAACAAAAAACTTGGAACTTATTTTTCTCAAGATTTTCTTCGGACCCGAGGGTACGACGGCTACTATGCCGAGGGCAAGTGGTCTGTTTTTCACGAGGGGTATTTTTCTTCTGAAATTATGCTCACGAACGCCTACCAGAAGATTGAGCGGGCCGAGGGGCGCATGCCCGTCCTCTCGCTCCGGACGCTCACCTTCCCACAGACCCTGGCCCGCCTTTTCATGGAGTATAGCAAGCAGGAGAAGCGTCTCATCAAGCCGAACAAAGAATTTATTATTTTTTGTACTGGAGGCCAGGCTGTCAACTTGTACTTGCGTCAGCGCACACGCGCGGCCCGCTTCCGTCTGATTCGTCAAACGAGTGATTTTGATTTTAGTTTTGCAATTGACAAGCCGCTCCGGTCAATGGGTGATCTCCGGCGCAAAGGCGCGGCGATGAAGCGCGTCATGCAGGTGCACATGGATGGATTTGCGAAATTTATAAACAAAAATTACAAGGGTGCGAATGTCGAGGTGCGTTTCAAACCGGGGCGCAGAGTCCTCCACCCCCCCACACAGGTGCCCGCCACCGGCCGCCGCACGTATCTCGTGTACACGTGGCAACTCAAGGTGGGCAAGAATATCGTTGACGTGGCGGACTCGGCACTGGCGCTGTACCCCGGGGTGACGCGCACGCAGCTGAGTCGGCGCTTCTCTATTGCGACGGGCGTCCCAATTCAGCAGGCTAAATATCAGCTGATAGACGCCCTTGGAATTCTTGCGGGCTCTTTCCTGCACAAGACGCAGGTGGCCAAGCGCAACCCTCTGACCGGAAATGCTGCAAAGGGCGATAAGAATGTGGTCCGTGCCAACCAGTTGAGCCGAGTCATCACAAGTCATGCGAAAAATTACTCCCCTGAACTTGTCCGACTCTCCACCAAGACGAAAAATTTACTAAACAAAATTAAAAATAAAAATTTGAGAGGAGCTCGGATCGAGGCGGCGACGGTCGAGGCCCTTGTGAAAAATTTGGTTCTGCGGACATGAGGCAGGAGGCCGGGGTGCCGAAAATCAAAAACATACACAGTGCCTCTTGTGCCCACCAGAACACCCAAAAAAGCGTGTTCTGTGCACAGTGCCCAACCGGCTCGCCACCTCTCAACCAACAAAAACAAAGATGGCCGCCTCTTCCTTTGCCCTGGCCTGCGACGCCCTGGCCCGCGAGCGTGACCGCGTGTTCCTCCTGCAGGTGGCGGCCGACTACAATATCGCCTTCGAGGAGCTCGAGGCCAAGTATCTGGTGGCGGCCGAGTCGGCCATCAAGGTGCCGAAGCAGAAGAAGCCCCGCGTGGCCAAGGTGACCGTTGAGGGCAAGGAGCCCAAGGCCAAGCCCGAGGGCGAGCGGTGCCAGGCGCTGACGGCCAAGAAGGGCCAGTGCAGCTTCAGCTCGCTCAAGGGTGAGTGCTTCTGCAAGCGCCACCTCAAGCAGCAGAACGAGCCTAAGCAGGACGTTCCCAAGGCTGTCAAGCCCGAGCCCAAGAAGGCGGTCGCCAAGGTGGAGCCGGTCCACGAGCACGCGCTTGACGGCGACAAGCACACCGACTGTGACCTGTGCCAGTCGCACGGTACGGCCCTCGTTGAGGAGCAGGAGTTCGAGGAGGCGGTCGAGAGCGAGAGCGAGAGCGACGACGACATGCCGGTGGCGCGCGCGCATGAGAGCGATCCGGAGAGCGGGGCGGCGAGCGGGGCCGAGAGTGAGTTCGACGAGGAGTGAGTGTAATGAAAAAACAGGTTCTGTGCACACCTGCGCCCGTCCCAGCGTCCAAAAAACACCAAAACAAACAGTAGCAGGATGGCTCAGCACATCCGTCCGACTCTTCGCACTTGCCGCGGCTGCTACTCGGAGCCGCGCCGACTGCACCCCGATGACCTCGCTCGCCTTCTCCGGCCCAGCACCCCTAGTGTCCGACGCGTGAAGGAGTGGACGCCTTCTGTTGAATACGAGCTTATTGCTGCTCATATGCACCCCGACGTGCGGGAGGCTTACGTGGCCAAGTCCAAGGCGTGGTTCGACGCGCACCCGCCACCCCCGCCTCGCCAGCCGTCCCGTCCCAGCACCGTCGACCACGAGGCTTTGGCGGCCCTCATCGCCAAGTACGGGTCCCGAGCCCCTCTGAACGAATATCGCAAGGCGGGTTTCACTGAGGAGGCCATCGAGCGAATCCGCGCCAAGCGCCAGTGGTATGACGAGCACGAGGAGGAGCTTCAGGCGGAGATTGAGCGGCGGTGGCCGGGGTCTGCAACCCCGAAACCCAAGAAGGTCATCAAGGCTGTTAAGAAGAAAATGCCCTAGAGTATAAATGTCCACCCCGCGTTGGGCTGATATGGACGACGACAACGGGCCCTGGCCCGAACCTCCCGATTTCCCCGAGCCCAATTCCTACACCCCTCCCCACAAGCGACGTCCGCGCGTCGCTGAAAAAAAGTCAACCGTCCCCAAGCCGGAAAAAGAAAAGGCGCCCAAGTAAGTTATGTGTGAAGTGTGCTGTGAGCCGTTCAATCTATCCAACCACAAGCGGGTCAAATGCCCGTACTGTCCATTCAATGCGTGCACAAGTTGCGTCGAGAAATACCTTCTCGACTCTCCAGACGACCCGCATTGCATGGCCTGCCGCAAGGGCTGGAATCGTGAAACCCTCTGCACAAACATGGCGGTGAAATTCGTCACCAAGACGCTCAAGAACCGCCGAGAGGAGCTTCTCTTTGAGCGCGAGCGCAGTCTCATGCCGGCGACTCAGGTCCACGTCGAGGCCGAGAAGAAGCGTCGGCACTACGAGGCCTTGTGCGAAAAAGGCCGTGCCGAGATCCGTAACCTCAATCCACTGTGGGTAAAGTGCAACACGCAAAACCTCGCAGTGCTCGCCGCGGAGATTGGCGCCACGACCGAGTTCGACGCGATGCTCGAGCGCAGCAAGCGCTGCATTGATATTGAAAAACAAATGCGTGAAATTGAACTTAATATCAAGTACTGGACTTTTTGCCGAGATGCGTGGATCCGTCCACAGGTTGTTTCCGAGCGCCGGCAGTTTGTGCGCGCTTGTCCACATGCGAATTGCAAGGGGTTTCTGAGCACCGCGTGGAAGTGTGGGCTGTGTGAGAACTGGGCCTGCCCCGAGTGTCATGAGGTCAAGGGTCGTGACAAGGACGCCCCTCACACGTGTGATGCGAACAGTGTGGCGACGGCCAAGATGCTCGAGAAGGACTCGCGCCCGTGTCCCAAATGCGCCTCGCTCATCTTCAAGATTGAGGGGTGCGATCAGATGTGGTGCACGCAGTGCCACACACCCTTCAGCTGGCGGCGTGGTGTCGTCGAAACGGGGCGCGTCCACAACCCCCACTACTACGACTACATGCGTGCACGTGGCACACTGGCACGCGAGCCGGGCGACGTGCCATGTGGAGGCTTGCCCGGGTGGCAGCAGGTTTCCCGCCTGACAATTGCAGCCGACATTGCCACCATCCACCGTATGTACGGCCACATCCAGTACGTAATTATGAACAGGTACTCTACGAACGCCATCGAGGACAACCGTGACATCCGCATCAAGTTTATGATTGGCGATTTCACGGATGAGGTTTTCAAGAAGAAGCTTCAGCAGCGTGAAAAGGCTCGGCAGAAGAAGACGGATATTCGTCAGGTTCTTGAGATGTACCAGACGGTGACGGTCGACCTGATGCAGGCGTTCCTGCAGCACCGCACTCTCGATACGGTCAGTGAGGAGTTCCGGCAGCTTCGGACTCACGTGAACTCGGAACTCAAGGCCATATCGAAACGCTATACGAATTGTGCGGTCCCGTTGATCCAGGACAACTATGTGGTCTATTAGAGAAAAAACGCGTAGAATAATAAAATGCAGATCTTCGTGAAGACGCTGACCGGCAAGACGATTACCCTCGAGATCGAGTCGAGTGACACGGTCGCGGCGGTAAAGGCTAAGATTTCTGACAAGGAGGGAATTCCTCCGGATCAGCAGCGCCTGATCTTTGCAGGCAAGCAGTTGGAGGATGACCGGACGCTCGCCGACTACAATATCCAGAAGGAGTCGACCCTTCATCTGGTTCTGAGACTTCGTGGAGGTTAGACGGCTTCATTAGGTGGGGTCGAGCTTTCGATCGATGGATGATCGAGCGCGTCAGGACGGATCCTTCCCCATAGGGTGGCTGCGCGGGGTCTCGCAAGCTCGAACGTGCGTGGACTCCCGCCCTCGATGGACGCCTTGGGCGTCATGAGTGCCGCGGCGATGCTCGCGAGCGAGCCCGGCTTTGGCATGGGGGACGGTGGCGTGAGGGCGAGGAAGTTCTCGAGACTCTTCTCGAGTGGATTCCCCGTCTCTATCGCCCCATTGAACTCGGTGAAGCATTCGTTCAGGAAAGCCACACCTTCGGTGACGCGCTGAGCCCGATCGATGCTCAGTTCCTTTGAAATTTTGAGAGCAATTCTCTTCATGTGAATGGATGAATTTAGAGACTTTGTCATCTTTTCATTCAACTTCATGTACAGCTGAATCGAGCCGAGCACGCCCGTTCCCGCTGACAAAATAGCGTTAAGAATACTCACCATATTTTGCTCGATAAACTGCCCGAGTGATATGGCGGTCAGAGCATTAACAGAAGATATAACTAGTATAGGGATATTGAACTTTGATGATAGACTATTATAATATGTAAATTCTTTTGAATAGTGTTTATGCATATAGTTGCACTGTGACTCGAGCTTGCGCAGGAAGGCTTCCTCCTTGTCGTGCCATTCGTCTTCCTTCATACTTTCAAGCAAGAAATTAGCGCAGCCACGGCGGTAGGCATTCTGTGAACGCTGGTTGGACGACGCATTCGACCTCAACCTCTCCTGCGACGCATGGGAAGTTGACGAGGTAGCCCGACTCGAGTCCCGTAAGGCTGATGTAATTACGCACTTGGTTCCTAAACTCATCCTTGAGTTTCGTGGTTGATTTCAGTTCGACAATTGCACGACCGTCGACAATCAGGTCGGCCCGCAGGTTCCCCACGGTGTGTCCCTCGTACATGACCGGAAGAATTTTTTCAGTTTCATATTGAATACCCCGTAGGCGGAGCTCGACCTCGAAGGCGTTGTGGTAGACGCGTTCACTGTAACCCGGTCCCAACTTTTCAAAAATTTTTGTTGAAATATTTTTTAAAAAAATTTCCATCACTGATGAACAGACGCACCAAGTCTCTAGACGGAAAACTTTCGCGACGTATTGTAATGGTGCCGGTCTGGGCCATATACAGTTACTGGTCCTTTGCGTTGACGGTCCTATGGCTCCTCGGGGTCTTGCCCTTCTCACCCCTCGCGTCAGCCGTCGCCACCTTCATCGGAAGTATAATTTTTGTTTTTTTTCAAAATAAAATTTTCCGACCAGTCGGGATCTTCATCGTGGCAAGTCACCTCGTGCCGGTCCTCATCCTCCGGAAAACTAAATTTAATTTTTTTAAAAATTTTTTGATTTTCATAGTTTACAACTTGACGCTGCTCGCCACCGGTACAAACTTTAAAAAAATTTATACAAAAATTTTTGAAAATCCACCGACGAGTGTGAACGACTACCTGCGTCAGCGGGGCCTGATCTGAAAATGTGTTGTGTGTGCAGTGGGGTCGGGGTCGGTCACAGACTCGGCACCAAACACAAACATGGCTTCCGTCCTCTCTATCATCAAGCGCCTCGAGGCCACCTCCAGCCGCCTTGAGAAGGAGGACATCCTCGGCGAGCACGCCGACGACCCCGTTCTCAAGGAGGCTTTCCGCCTGGCTCTTGACCCGCTCGTTAATTTCTATATTAAAAAGGTGCCCGAGCCCGGGCCCACCCCCGACGAGGAGCGGTGGCGCCTGTCGGAGGCGTTCGACTCGCTGAAGAAACTGTTCGTGACGCGCGAGGTTCGCGGCGGCGCTGCCACGTCGACCCTCGCGCGTCTGCTGGCCGTGCTTTCCAAGGATGACCAAGAGGTCCTGCGCCGCGTCATCGCCCGCAACCTCAAGTGCGGTGTGAGCGAATCGACGGTCGAGAAGATCTGGCCCGACCTGACCCTCTCGTACCCCTGCATGCTGGTCAGTCCCATGAACGAAAAAACAAAAATTAAATTTCCGTGCATCGCCCAGACCAAGATGGACGGCATGCGGTTCAACGCGATCGTGGAGAACGGCACGGTGCAGTACCGTTCGCGAGCCGGCAAGGAGTTGGACCTGTTTGGCGTGCTCGACTCCGACGTCATGAGCCTCACGGCCGAGACCGAGTACGTTCTAGACGGCGAGCTGCTCATGGTGGGCGCTGACGGGCGCCCAATGGACCGCAAGACGGGCAACGGGCTGCTGACCAAGTTCCAGAAGGGCACGGGGACGGCCGCGCTGGCGCAGCAGGTCCGTGCGGTCGTGTGGGACATTATCCCACTGTTTTGCTTCCGCAAGGGCTCGTGCAGTGGCGTCGGCTACCGCGACCGTCTCAACATGCTCACCACGGAGAATCTGACGCGCGCGAGCGTCGTGACTACGCACGTGGTCAAGAGCATGGAGGAGGCGCAGGTCCTTTACCAACAGAAACTCCTCGAGGGTGAGGAGGGTCTGGTGCTGAAGGATCCCGAGGGTCCGTGGGAGAATAAGCGGGCCAAGCACCAGGTCAAGATGAAGGCTGAGCTGGAGGCTGATCTGTACTGCGCGGGCGTGACGCCCGGCACCGGCAAATATCAGGGTAAAATTGGCGCTCTTGAATGCCACTCCAAGAGTGGCGTGGTGGTGGTGAACGTCGGCACCGGTCTCGACGACGAGGAGCGGGCGATGGGCGCAGAGGCGTTCGTTGGTAAGATCGTATCCGTCAAGTACAATGCGCTCATCACTGATAAGAAGACTGGTCAGAAGTCACTGTTCCTCCCGGTCTTCGTGGAGGTCCGCGAGGACAAGACCCAACCGGACTCTTTGTGAAAAAGAAAATATTATAAAAAAAATTTTTGAAACAAGGACAAGAAGCCAAGTTGTGTGCACACCAGCCCCGTGGAGGTCATGCGCCCAACCACAAAACACAACCATGCTTACCCGCCTCGCGCTCTGTGACATTCAGGCTGCCAAGATTAGCAAGGCGCGTGCGGCCCTTGTGAACGGTATGCACGACCCTGAGCTCATGGAGCAAATAGCGCACATCAACGCCATCCTCCGTCTTGTCGTGGAATTCGAGACCAAGCTATTCCACGACAATATGGACATTGACTAAAAATGTATGATAATATCATGGCTAATGCCCGTGTCAGCGCCTTGAAGGAGCTCGTCAAGAAGCTCTCGAACGAAACCGGGAAGAAATGGCCCAATCTGAATAACGCGGTTCTTGCGAGCGGCACGAACGGAATTATCATCCGGACGAGAAACGACCCCAACAAACTCCTGAAGGTGGCGACTGGCAACGTGCTCCGCGAGCCCCAAGCTCTACGCAATCTGCGTAATAGTGGGTTCGTTCCTCAACTCAATAATAATTACGTCCATCTGACCAAATTGAACACCAATATGAAAAATGCACTTTTCCCAGATGAAAACAAAAACAACGCGACTGCTTTCCTGATGGAGCGTGTAGGTAATAGCTCCCTATGGCAGTACGTGAAACGGGGGCACAACACCAATAGCAACAAGCGTCAAATTCGCGCGGCCGTCAGAAGAGCCATCGCCTTCATGCACGCAAGGGGCATTTCACACGGAGACCTGCACGCGGGCAATATACTCGTTGAGCTCGGACCCGATGGTAAAATGAAGAAAATATGGATCATAGATTTTGGGCGCACGGTTCGGTTCCCTCCAGGGACTTCCGAGAACAACGCATATAATAAAATGTATGCACCCCGTCTCCATAAAAATTACAATCTTTTCAATGCGGCCAGGAAGCCACGGACTACATTATACACGCACACCTCTAATGGATCCGGAAATGGTATGAGAAAGAATCGTGAATTGTATGTCAAGATGTACGGTGGTAATGAGGCTAATTTTAAACGCCATCCGTCTCCGCTGCGCAGTTCGGGGGCCGGGCCATCACGCGCGACCCCGAGTGCAGCAGAAGCGGCTAGTTTGCGCCGTCAAATGGCCCGGCTTTCGGCACGTGGGCCGTCTCTAATGAATGCGTTCCGTTCGGCCTTCCGTCGTTCTCCTCGAAAATAGAAAACAGATCGGAAGAGCACACGTCTGAACTCCAGTCACTTAGGCATCCCGTATGCCGTCTTCCTCTCGACAAGAAAAAAAGTACCGACAATGC